GAGCGATTATTCTAAGGTAACTGGTTTGAATCAGCGCCTAGAAGTAACTCTCTTCTCCGTAGTGTACATTGCGTACGATTTGTTGGTTTCATCACTTTTAGCTAACAATAATTATAATCATTCATATCAATCTTATTGATCATTATTTCTGATTATTATCATTGTTGTTAGCACCCCGTGATTGAGATTATTAGTCTCACACTTGATCATGAATCAAATGGTAAATACACCTAGAACTTTTCAGTTAGGCGGTTCCATGGCTATAAATAGCTTTAGGTAATAGGTCTTTCCCTTACTTATTCAGTAAGGTGGTTTGGAAGTTTAATGCACCCGTTTGCAATAACTCCAATAAGGAGATTAGGTCGAGTCCGCATCGTTGCAGAACCCACATCTCGTATCTCCAATCCACTCCTTGTGGGTGGTTGTGGGGAGTGAGTAAATCTCCCATGAAGGTGGACTCAGTCTGGTGGAAGTCATGAGAATAGATGGCATCCATTTCTCTTTTGTACCAACCGTTCAGCTCTCCCATGGCTGTAACCATATCTACTGGAAGGTCTGAGGCGTTCTCTCCCTTCCAGGTGGTATTCTTCAGGAGGGCTGTTACTCTCCAGCGGCAAATGCCATGAATGATGACCGAATTCACTTCCGAGCAGATCCCTTGGAGAATGGCGTAGGCGTGGAAGACTGGGGCTATGTGGAAGAATGGCTCCTTACCGGTGTAGATCATCTTTGTGGCCAGAGTTTTCAAGAGATTCCTAGTACAGATCCAATCTTCTAAATCTCCTCCCGGTCCCATGTAGAACCACTTGGAGCAGAAATCGATATCCCACCACTCACTGAAAGAGTAGTCTACGATAATCTACCCCAATCCATGCTCACCGGTGAAGTTCTTATCATCAGTGGTGCATTCCCATAAGCCATCTTGCAGTCTCCTCAGGTTATGTTCGAGGGTCCAGATGATAACGTCGTCTCCTGCTGCTATACACCATACAGCGTTAGTGGAACCGCTCTCCTTCCAAGTGTCTGGATCAAAAAGTCCTCCCCTGTAAGCGTAAAAGTAGACGTATAAGATCGATCTAATCGTGTTGCCCAAGGTGGTGCGGACCGGATTGCCCGAGTAGGTGGTGCCTTTAATGTAAAACACGAAGACGCCTTGTTCAGGGTAGGCCATGGAGTTGGCTCGGCTGAAGTAATTAGTAGGGAAATTGGATTTCCATACCTGGATTTCTGCTGGGGACATGGACGTGACGGTCTCGTTGTGGAGTTCGAGGAATATCGTAGCGATTTCCTCACAAGCGCTATCTACAAGGCCATCGGCGACGAGTTCCACATCGATTGGCCAGTGCCAGGTGTCTCGCATCAACGTTAGGATCTGAACTAATCTTGGTCGATAGAGTTTCCAAAAGACGAAATCCACTACTCGTATGATTGACCAATGTTGAGTAGAATCGAAGGCACTACCATCCAGTGAGACGCTCTTAACTCGCGCTGGGTCGCCCAGCCTGGAAACGTTCTTGAAGATTCGTTTCTTGAGTTGTTTAGAGTTGAGTCCGTGACAAAATTCTCCCAAGCACTTTAGATCTCTGAAGATGTATGCCTGGATGTATGTTAATAGGCCACACCAAGCATCGCTAGGAGTGACGTAAAAACGGTGTCGACTGCTCTGTCCCTCTACCCATCCTTCCAATATCTCCAGATCCCCTCTGTGGAAATTCACCTCCTTCTTCTTGCATGTGCCCAAATACGCTCCCTTTAACGGAAGAAGTCCCAGTAGCTGCTTGCGGATGTTCTCTAGATATTTCAATTTTTTACCTCTAGACCAGCCTTTTTTACTCATAACCCAATTCTGGAGATTTATGAGAGTTAGCGGTTGTTGGAACATCTGGTGAGCTAGCTTGTTGAGCATGATTGATGCGAAGTGACTGAATATTACCATCAGCTCAACTTCTGGAAACACGGAGCAAGCTAAGTGTCGAGCTACAAACGCCCATGTGACAGCCAAGTTTGTGGCGTGTTCCCACTCGAATTCCGTTCCCTTGACATAGTCTCCGAGAATTTTAAAACCGGTGACTTTGTATTGGGTTGACTTCAGGCTTCTTATGGTAGGCTCCCACTTGTGTGCGATACTCGAAAGCAAATCCAATTTGCTGGTAGCCTATTTATCTTCTTTTACGCAGGGGTTGGCTTTAGCAGTTGCGAAGCATCCTTCTGGAAAGCGTTTGTGGAAGTAATAGGGGAGGTCTGGTTGATCAGTAGCTTGTCTCTCCTTGGTGTAGTTGGCAGCTTTGTTTAATCTACGTGCTACATGACGGTTCTTATTTTCTCCCGAAGTCCTAATTCTTACCTGATCTTTTACGTGCTAGATCTAAGTGGTGATTGGGTTGCACACGTCATCTATTTTGGCGTTAGCTGTAACACCATTGATCAGGAGGTAGTTCACGTTAGGTAGGAGGGGACTGGCCACTTTAGTGACTCGGAGTTTG